CCTTTGCGTAGTTTTCTGCCTCAACTTCAGCTTCACGCCAAAATTCAGGCAAACTTATTGTTTTACGATTCTTGAGTTCAAGAATGTATTGCTTGCCACCAATGATTGCGACTAAATCGCCTTCATCATTTTTACCTGCCTTTACCAAACGCTCACATAAGGCACCAGCACCGCGAAGCCAACGCATAACATCGGTTTCAAATTGTGCGCCTTTGCGCCCGTTGGGATTAGCCATTGAGTTACTTAACCGCCTTCAATGATGGGTAATTTGTGCCAGCCTCACGGCTGATGCGGGCAAACTTAACTGATCGAATCAAATCTTCAGCCAAAATAAGTGCTTCTTGCTCTGTCATATTGCAAATCAATGGCGCGTTCTCGCCTAGATTCTCGCGAGCATTATCGAGGTGTTCAAAGTAGTTTTCAGACTTCACACTTCGATCTGCCGAATGGCGCAGTAAATCCAAATCATCTAATTCATAAGCGCCAACAACATCTTGGACTAAATCCTTCACGGCATCTTGTTCTTCAAGATAAAGGGCAATACTGCCATCTGAATGATTATGAATTGAAAATAGCGGTTCGCGTGCTTGCTTTTCAAAGTTCATCGGCCTTCACCGATCTCAAAAGCTGCAATGATGATTGCATAAAGGCAAATGATGCCTATGAATCCACACACTAAGCCTAACCAAAACATAGTTTTCCTTTCCGTTCAAAGTAGGTGCGCCCATACTACACACACTTGAACAGTGCAACGCTTAGACTCGCTGAACCTCAATCTGAAAAGGTTTGGCGGTGTTAATGTCATATTTAGCGGCAATGGCAAGTGCCTTGAGGATTTCAGCCCTGCCGACATTCGGCACCAGCCCCGCCAATGCGCCTAGCGCGTAGGCACTGCCTGAGCCGACCCCATACAGTCCATCTTCAGATTGGGTAACACTCAAGTCATCCCCAATTTCAAAGATATTGCCAGCAAATGCCAACAGGTATGAGTAACTGATTCCTTCTTTGGTGTAATCAAATCCCTGCAACTTAAATGCCGCAATGATGCTTGGGATGATCTTTCTGCCCATAAAGGTAACAGGGTTGGTGCCATCGTAGGCTGGTGGTGTCCAGTTATAGGTCAAAATATCCCCTGGGCGGCAATCACCGCTAACTGCCAAAAGGTACTTCTTTAGCTTTACAATCTTGGGTGTGCTGGGCGAAATGATGCGCTTATCCCCATCGGTCACCTGAGAGTCTGCCCCTAGAATGGCAAAATCAGGCCCCTGAAAGGCAATTAGCGTGGTCATTGCCCAAGTGTAGGGCAACGGTTTGAAATAAAGCCAAAACCAGTGCCAATGCTTCGCTTAGGCGGCGGTGGTGGCGGTGGTAAAAAAGCCAAAACCAGTGCCAATGCTTCGCTTAGGCGGCGGTGGTGGCGGTGGTAAAAACAAGCTGAACAAAGCGTGGAAACCCTAGCAATTCCCCACTTTCTTCGAGTTTCCACGCCTTGATCTGACCCTAACACGCCCAAATGTCGTTATCAAATTGTTATCAAAATATGAAGTCAATATTGCCCATTTGTATATACAGGTGCTATCTTTATCTCAATGGGGAACGGCCCCTAAGAACGGATAGCAAAAATGATTAAAACGGTTGAATTGGAATATACCGCTTACAACCTTGCAAAAATAGCACGCGATGTATGGGGAGATAACGCTACTGAATATCTTGCTGGCAGGTTAGAAAGTGTCATTACTTATAATCAAATGAAAGTTTTAATAGATAGCTTGAAGGCAGGCGCATAAATGTTTTCAACTAACTACATTTGCAAGTGCAACGCCTGCAAAGAAACATTTGAATCAGTTATGAAAGTCAACCTATGCCTGCCTTGTTTTGAGGCATATCTAGCGAATTTGGAGAATAACTAAAATGGGTGCTATGAAATCTTTGGTAATTGATATTGCTGACACTATGTATCAAATCAGCCGTGATCTAAACGAAGCAAGTGAAACATCAGATTTTGACGAGATGAAGCAATCACTTCGTAGGGCAATTGTGAACTCTGCCCTGACCATTGCTCACATTGAAGAATTGGAGCGTTAAGATGCTTACAAAGCGTGGCAAGCAAGTACGAGCAGTTGCAATTGCAGTTGGCTTAATCGTCATTTGGCAAGTTGCCAGCAACCTTTGGTGGGTTGGCATTGATGCACCCAGCGCAGAGTTTCTTGGCTGGTGCTGGGGTTCAATGACTGAGTGTGTGGTTCTATGACCCCATTGCGATCAATCCGCATTGATTCCGAGTTGTGGCAATCAGCTTTAGAAAAAGCGCGAAATGAAGGCACTACTGCAACTGCAATTATCATTCAAGCATTGCGTGAATACATCAAGTAATTAAAGAAACGAAAAACCCCCCGCAGGAACGGCTGCAGGGGGTTTTTCTATGGGGGCGTTTTAGCGCCTAAACTTAACTTGTAGCGATCTCGCCAGCAATTGAAAAATATGCAGCGCCATCTACAAAACTATCAAGATGATCAGGTGTTTCAATAACACGGGCAACTTTAACAAGTGCAAGACACATCGCAGCTTGAGATGGAGAAATTTCTTGCTCTAAATAGATTGACCACAAACCTGCAATGCGCTGATGATTTGTAAGCGGCTTGCCATAATTCTTGTTTCTGTCACCGTGAGTAAGGCGTTTGGCTTCATCTAGTATTTCGCCTCTATCCATTTGAATCCCCCATCTGATACCAGCCATCACCCCAAAGGGTTAACAGGCGCTTAAAGTAAGCCTCATATTGAAGGCCGATAGTATCAAGGTTATACAAGGAAACTGCACGATTGCGGATTTTGGCCCGATCTAGGTATTTGACCCCTTCGGCTGCCTGCATAAATTCAGCCAAAGTACGGCACCTAAAACCTGAAACCCCATCAGGATTGTTCTCAGTGAACGCGCCCCAATCAGTTGTGATTGTTGGCGTGCCACAAGCCTGTGATTCGATGACTACATTGCCAAAGGGTTCGACATAAAGAGTCGGCGCAAATGTTGCGATTGCCCCACCCATCAACTTAGCTCGTTCTTCAGGCCCAACACTGCCAACAAACTCGCCATATCCTGATTGCTCACCAGGCCCTGCCAAGATGAGCCGCTTGCCTAGTCGTTGACAAACTTCTTGAGCGATTCTGTAACCCTTGCGATCAATCAAGCGACCAATGAACAGGTAATAGTCACCTTGCCCATCGCCCAATGGGAACATTTCAGGTTCCAAATACCCTGGAATGACTGCATCGTAGAACTGACCATCTGCCGTGGTTGGGTTTTTCCACCCTGCATAGATTGAGTGCATCCAGGCATAGGACTCAAACACACGGTACTTGGCAAACACGCCGCCGTAGCCAACGCCAAACTCCACGCTCAAGTGCGATGGAAAGGCATCGGCAATTGGCTTTTGTGCGCTGCCACCGATCAAGCAAATGAAATCTTGCGGCTCAATCCGTGAGGCAATACCTGCAATTGCATTGGCATTAAATTCATCCCACAAAGGCCCATTAAACGGGAACTGGGTGTAGTGGGCAACGGCTTTAACTGCCTCGGCACGATCAAATTCTGCAATGCAGGTAATCAGTTCAGTAACAGGTGCCTCAACAGATTCACCTGCATACAGGAATACTTCGTGGCCTAGATCGTGCATCATTATGCAAAAGCGGCGCACCTTTTCAGTGAAGGCACATCCTGCAAACTCTTTTGTTACCTGTGTGTGTGGCAATGCCACGATGTGAAAACGCATAGTTCCCCCGAACTGTTAGTTATAGCGTGTGTGGTGTTTCTTCAGCTTCAGGATTCTCAAGCCACTTTAAGTAGCGTTGATAGTCTGAATTGGATGGGTCTAATGGGATTGATGAAACAGTGCCATCAGTATTAAATCTTAAAATGTAATCTTTCATTGTTTCATATTTCATTTTACAACTCCGCCGAATAAGTTATTTGATTTGAACCAAGCAAACCAGGATAATTTTGAACTGGTGTAGTTCCAAAGGTGCCGACAATAGATAATAAACCACCTGAGCGTGTCATTTTACTTGCTTCAACGGCTGAAAGCGTTAAGGAACCAACTGTGTTGTATGGAACCGACTCCCAGTAAGGTGCGCCTGTTGACATTGTGACAGTTGGGGTAGTTCGCATTTGCACTGGAAAGAAAATATTGCAAACAATTCTGCTAGATGTTATGCCTTGCATTAAATAACCAGTAGATGTTGAACCAGTTCCTGCGCTTTGATCTGTTTGGTAATACCGCTGACACAATGCCAACTCAGCGCCAGGGAAACCGCCACCAGCGGGGGTGAATGGGGTGGCTACGCTGCCTGCCTCAACCATAATTCCCCAATAATCAATTGTAAAAGCAACTCCAGTTGGCATAATAAAGTAAAGAGTTAATGAGCTATTTGTTCCAATAGTTTTTCCAGAAATTGATGGAACTGTCGCGGTAATTGTAAAGCGTTGCCAAGTCGTTGTTAAAGATACGCTTCCACCAAGTGCAAGAACTGCGCCTGAACCGCCAGAGCCAAATTCTTGATACATTTGTGGAATCAATGTTCTTGTCGCATCCGCCTTTGCCCAAAATGAAAGTGTAATATTTTGGCCCGCAAAGGTACGAACATCTTCAATTTGCTGCTTAAAATAATTTAAAGTATTTCCTGAACCTGCTGCACTTCTATTCCAGCGAGCAAAATAAGTTCCTTCGTAACCTGCTACTGGCGCGGCACCTGTTGTGAAAGTTTGTTGTGTTACTGTGCAAGTAGCACCTGTGCCGTCAAATTGTGCATTGAAACGATCAGCCGTAAAATTATTTGCGATACTTCCCGCTAATGTAAAACTGGTGCCTCTTTGCCACTGAGAAAAATCACCGTTGATGATCTTGTTTTTCCCCGCAACAAACGGTGCCACCGCCCCGCCTGTATTGTCTTGGGTATCTGCTACATCTCTTGCGCGGGTCATTAGTTGGCTCCCAATGCTTGTTTTAGTTCTTCAATGGATAATCCTACAGATGCTAACTTATCGGCAATTGTTGGCTCGGTAAATACTGCAATGTGATTTGAAATTGCAATTTCTAATTCTTCTTGTGTAACTGGTGAACCATCAGCGGTTGCAATAATTTTATTTAGCGAATCATTGTCATTTATACATAAACCGTGACGGTTCAAAAATTGATCAAGTTGAGTCAAATTTATTTCTTTGTTTGTAATAACTCTTGGCATTTTAAGACCCCATATCAATTACAGTAAGAGTTCGATCAGTAAAATAAACTGTATTTCCGTTTGTCTTATATTTAGCGGTAAAAGTATTTGAACCAGCGGTTAATCCTGTTACTAAATAAGTTGCTGAAGCCTGGCAATAAAGTGTATTTGTGTTGTAAAAGTAAAGGCTATACCGATCTGAAGCAGCCAATGTTGTTGCACCTGATACTGCAAAACTAACAAAACCACCACGGTTGCTTGCATCAACATTTAATTCAGAACTTATTGTTACTAAAGCTTTTGTTCCTGTTGTAATTGTTACCACTGGACCTGAAGTTGTCAGATCAGTATATGAACCTGCTGATGTTCCTTCATAAGCCGAAACATAAGCAGTTGCGCTAGTTGGTGATGCTGATGCAGGTGTTGCCCAAGTTGGCAAGCCACCTGAAACTGTTAGAACCTGACCAGTTGAACCAATTGCTCTACGAGCTGGTGTTGAACCTGATGATGAATAAATCATATCGCCAGTTGTGGTCATTGGGTTTGTCATTCCAGCCGCTGCCCATTTAACGCCATCTGCCTGAGTTGAATCAGCCGTAAGAACTTGCCCATCAGTGCCAACAGGTTGAGCAACGACCACACCTGAACCTGTCGCAACAATCAGATCACCCTTTGTTGTCACAAGTGAGGATGAGATAGCGCCAATGGCAGCAGGCGTGTGTGAGTGTGGGCCTACACCGACTGGCACCCAAGTATCAGTTGCCGAATCGTATGCAAAGGCTGGGCGGGTTGTGTCACCGATTGATGCCATTGTTTTTATCCTTTACTTAGAAAGTGCAGCGATCTCATCGGCGGTGAGGCCAAGAGCTGAAAGTTTTGCCTGCGCAGATTCCTTAGCGGCGGCAATGGCATCTGCCTCGGCTTGCGCAGCGGCGCGATCTGCCTCTGCCTGGGCTGCATCTGCCTCACGCTGGGCAAGTTCTTCGCCAGTCAAAGGTACCTCTGCAACAACGCCAGTTGCACAATCAACAACAATTTTTGTAAGTGTCTCGCTCATTAGTTAAGTTCCTTTGCTAGTTCGTGATCTGTGTGAGTGCAATTCCATTGCGCAGTTGTTTCATCAAGAACTGCAACATCGTGGCATTGTGGCGGCACAAAAGCATCAATGTCAGGCCAGTATGAATACCCAATGCCTGCATAATTCTTGCGAATGTTTGCGTTGTAACTTGTCTTTACCCAAGTACCGCCAAGTGCGTTAAAGAAAGCCTCGCCTTCATCACCGTGATTAGGTCCAACAAGAACCTGTGTGACGATGTTGTTTTCATCTATCTGCGCCCAATGTGACATATTTATTTCTCCTTAACTCGCTATTGGGTATCTAATAATTACTATTCCTGAACCACCATTACCAGCGTTAGTTGTATTGTTAGTAGCACCACCACCGCCACCACCAGTGTTAGCAACTCCTGAAACTGTTGCATTACCACCGCCACCTAAACCGCCTGCACCGATTGGACCGCCGCCGAACATACCGCCACCACCGCCACCTGCATAGTAACCGCTTACACCTGTTAAAGTTGCAGAAGCCCAGGAAGATGCAGAGTTGCTACCTGCTCCACCATTTGCACCACCGCTTGAAGTTCCGTTGCCACCTACTGCGCCTGCGCCGCCGCCACCTGCTGCGCCGTAGTATGGTGCGCCAGATGTTGTTGAACCACCTGCAAAACCTTGTCCAGAGATACCAGTACCGCCTGCGATGCCAGTTCCTGATCCACAAGCGCCACCGCCTGAACCGCCATTGCCACCAGTCTCAAAACCACCAGCATTAGCGCCACCGCCACCGCCACCAGTTGATGTAATCAATGAAGCAAATGATGAATTAGAACCAGAGTTACCTCTAAATGATGCAGGTGCAGAACCTCCAGCACCAATTGTTACTGAATAATTTGTGGTAGTAACGCCTTGAGAAACGATTTGATAGCCACCTGCACCACCACCACCACCATCGCCTTGACCACCTGATCCGCCACCTAAGACAATCCCTTAGCAGGAGTAAATATTCCTGATGAAATGAAGGTGTGATACCAGTAAGTACCGTCAGTCATAATGGTATCGCCACCTGTTGCGTATGGAACTATGACAGGGGTAGTGCCTAGCTTTGCTACGCCGTATAGGTAGAAGGTTGAGTTGGCTACGAAGTTACCTAAAGCATCATTTAATTGAATACTTGTAATTGCCGATGTATTAGACCAAAGGTCAGAAACAAGAGAAGCAAATGCAGTAGTTGCATTGTTTTCCATTACCGCATCAACTGAGTAAGACTTATATGTGGAGCCAGTATAATTTGGTAAGTAAATATCTACGGAACTAAATGTTGAAGATGTAGAAGTACTAGCATTTATTTCACCGACATAAGCACCTGCTGCTGATTCTGTTTGCGACCCCGCAGAAGTACCATTACTAGTTAATGCTCTTAATGTAATACTTGTAGAACTGCCATTTGGGTAAAGACGCATATAACTATTAAGATTACTTGCTCTGTCGCTTCTTACAGAACACTTTATAACCAAATCCGTGTACCCAGTCTGTGGGATACCTGAGAAGGTAATGCTTGATGCGCCTGCTGCACCGACTGTGATCTTTTCTAGTAAAACATAATTTGCTGGCATAGTTTAGGCAGCCTTTATTCCGTAGAGTGAAACTTGAGTACCAGCCTGCAATGAGTTAGTTGATGTTGCATTAAGTGTTATTCGATTGATAGCACTTGTTGAACGCCATAAACTTACACCCGCTGATATGAAGTTTGCTGCTTCATTTTGTCTGTAAACAACAGTTTTATATGTAGTGGTATTTGAGTAGTTCATAAATTGAAAAATCTGTGGAGCAAAGTTTGGACTTGCTTGACCACCTGCTGGAATAGTTGTACCCGAATCTCGGTAAGCAGCAGCCGAACCACCACTACCATAAATGATATTACGGGAATAGTTAGACCCAGAATCACCGTTGATTCTAATATATGAAGCAGTACCACTATCTTGCAGATAGCAAATAAGTACTAAATCAGTATACGCAGAACTAATGCTAGTAAAATCTATTGATGATGCCGTCCCAGTAAGTGTAGTGCTAGCAATTGCTTCGTATGTATTTCCTGCTGGCATAGTTAGTTCCCCCGAATTCCGTATAGGGCGAATTGTGTAGTCGTAGTAAAGTTAGTGCCACTACCATTGGTAATTGTAATTGTGCTAACTGCTGCTGTATTTTGCCACAATCCGCTTGTCATAACTGACACGCCGCCGCCATTTCTATCTTGACCAGTTAGAGTGCGTAGAGTTTTATACTTATTGGCCTTGGAATAATCTAATAAATCTAATACTCCTGCTCCCATAACATCGCTCCCAGCTGTTGCAGCCGAAACTCTTCCAGACAAAATCTTTGATTGGCTAGTTGCTCCACTTGCCGCTGCAGATGCTCCATCACCTTGTAAATAATGCCAAGCATAGTTAGATCCTGTGTCTGAGTTAAACTGCACAAAGATGTTATCTGCTGTGTCTGAGTTTGTTACACGACCAATGTATCTGATCTGTAAATGCTGATAAGTGCTAGGGATGCTACTAAAGGTAATAGTGTTGCTAGAGCCTGTGCCTACGGCAGTAGCAATTGACTCGTAAGCACCTGCAGGTTCGAACGGATTCCACACTGCATTGCCTGCCAACATATTGTAGTAACGGTTGAGCGATTTGAAACCGCCCGCATTACTCATCTTATAGATGTTGTTATTGTTTGCCATTTAGGAAATCTCAACACCTGAGATGTGAAAATTGATTGTGGTCGCAGATGCGCCACCTTTGATCGTTTTTGTCGTTGCAAGGACTTGTTTGATTGGAATAACTGTTGAATCATACGCGCCAACTGAAACTGTTGTAGCAATGCTTACATCATCAAGTAAAATTGTGAACGAACCAACGGCACCTGCAGTATTTGTAACAACAATGTCAGTGACAACAGTTGTTGTTGAAGCTGGCACCGTGTAAAGGGTGGTTGTGGTCGTTGTTGTTGCAGCCCCGCGAAAGAGCGCTTTTGAAGTAGTTGCCATTAGTTACAACTTTCTTTAGTAGATGTTCATTATGTCAGCAATGATTGAATCCTGCAGTAGCGCCAATGTCTGCGCCTGGGTGTAAGTGTTAGCCGCGCTAAAGGTGGCCGTTGTAATGATCTCAACATAATCACCTGATGTGGTGGCAGTTGTCAAAACAACTGATGTGCCGTTGGTAGCCGTGTAATCCACGGCGCGAACAAGAAGCACACCGTTGAGGTACACATCTTCAAAGCCAACTGTGTAGGCAAGCGTGTAAGCGTAATCATCTGCGCCGCTGATTGTGGTAATCGAGCTTGTGATCGCCTTGCGCCAGTATTGCTGGAAAATTGAAGTAGATGTTGCATCTGTATCTAGCCACACTGAGCCATTTGGTACACCTGTTGGCATTGATGCTTGCGCAAAGGCCGCAGATGGGCCAGTGGCACCCGTTGCACCAGCACTTCCTGTTGCACCTGTCGGTCCAGGAACAGTTGAGGCTGCTCCAGTTGCTCCCGTGGCACCTGTCGCTCCAACTGCGCCGTTACTTCCACTTGGACCTGTAGCACCAGTTGCTCCGTCAATTCCTGCAACTCCACTTGCACCAGTTGCTCCAACATTTCCTTGAACACCAGTTGCACCTGTCGCACCAGTTCATAGAAAGAAGAAGATTGACCTTGTGGACCTGTTGCACCCGTGGCTCCAACATTTCCAGTCGCACCTGTAGCGCCAACACTTCCACTTACACCTGTCGCTCCAGTTGCTCCAGTAGCACCACTTGCACCAACAACGCCACCTGAAACGATGGCTAGAAACACTTGGTGATTGTTTGCAAAACCTGTTGTGCCAGTTCCGCCTGAAGCAAGGAAGGACACTGGAATTTGATCGTATCCAGTTTGCTCAATCAAAGCTGCAGTGATTGTGAACTTTTGAAAGTTTGCAGAGTTATTCAAATCTTGCAAAACAATTACATCGTTTGGTCCTAGTAAGTGAATAAAAATGTTGATGTCAACGCCATCATTATCAATGTGGTTAACATTAAGTTCTGTTGCACTGGTTTGAGTTGCATTGTTGTAAAGCAAAAATCCTGTACCTGGGTTACCAGTTGTAGCAGATGTTTTGATTTTGTAATCATAGAAAGAAGAAGATTGACCTTGTGGACCTGTTGCACCCGTGGCTCCAACATTTCCAGTCGCACCTGTAGCGCCAACACTTCCACTTACACCTGTCGCTCCAGTTGCTCCA